TCCATCAGTTTACAGGATTCAACCCCTCTATATAAATCGTCTATTGTAAATTTGTTCCTATAAACTTCACATACAAAATTTAAAGCGTTGTCTAACACTTCGGGCGGAATATTGCCGTCCCCGATTTCGTTTTTGATTTCAAGCGAGCGTCTTACGAAAATTGCATCAATTCTATTTACCACAAATATTTTTTTATCAATTATATCTGTGCCATCTTCATTTTCACCTGTTACAAATTCTAATGTTAATACCATTATTAATAATCCTCCTAAAAATAAGAGAGGGCATTTTTCAGCCCTCAATAATTAAACTGTGAAATTAACCACATAATTAGTAGCAAGCGCAATCCCGGATGCACTCTTGATGTTTGTGGTTGCAACTAAGATATAGGCCCCCGCCGCCAAGGCGATAGTAGGATGTACCGTTACAATTGTATTAAGGGCACTAATAGCCAACGTTGCGGCCACGGCGGTCCCATCGGCCATCATGACGAACACATTAGCCTGGGTTATCGTCGAAGGCTGAATTGCCTTATTGAAGGTTAGCACCAAATCAGACGCTGCCAGGACTCCTACTGCGGCGTCAATCGGAATACTTGTTACTGTTGGTGCGACTAAATCAGGTGCTCCAGATACAGGTACGGTTGCAAGAAAATCTATTACTGGTGTTCCCATAGTATCGTCATCAGCTATTTTTTTCCACTCTCCGTTTTTATTAGCAATGCCAACTCCGACAACCTTTGGAGTTTGGAAGGTTACCTTATCTGCCTGGGTTACGCCTTCTTCGGCTATCTCTTGAAATTTAACTTTGTATAGCCAAACATATCTGTTCTTACCGTTGCCCTTAGTCCTTTGATAGCCTAATGCAATGTAGGGTGCCTTGTCGTTTACGTTGTATATCATAGTACCTTCCAGCGGGTCAAGAACGTGCCCAAAGAAGTCAGCTTGTACTTCAAGCGGCATATCTTGCGTTTCAAAGTCTACTGCAATATCACCCATACTTGTAGCAGTTTCTACCGCTTGATTATCTGCGTACAAAGTGGTTGAATCCACTTTAGGGGTTATTTTAATGTTTATGAGCGGTGGTGCTTGTTTTACTGCGCCGTATGTTTCCAGTAGTTCATCGAGCATCAAGGCGTAAACAAGCTTTTTAATCCCCGTTGTGGCACTATTTACTAATCCCATAATAATGTTCCTCCTATAAATTTATTTTTTTTATTTCTTCGTCAATAACTTGATCCATTTTTTCAACTACTTGCTTCTTGGTTGCGTTTACCGCCGGTCTTACAAATGGTCTTTTCTTTTGTTTAGAAGAGCCACTTTCCAAAACCCTCGCTTTTAACTGGTTTGCAACTCCATTGCTGTCGTACCCATCAAAACCAATCTTACAATTAAAGTTGCCCTCTGAATCCTTTGTAATAGGAGTAACACCAAAAGAAGCCACCAGTTCCCCAGTTGCTTCTGATGACAAAACCCCTTCGAGATTGCTTTTTATTTTATCTGCAATTATTTTCGCACCCTCATAAATAGCTTTTTTGGAAATTTCTTCGGATTGTGCTGCAAATTGTGAGAGTTTTAATGCGTAATCATCCCCAGCCATAAATGTCATTCTAGCCAATTTCGAACACCCACTCAGTGTGAATATATTTTGTGAGTTCTTCATATTGGATTGAGTTCAGCCTATACGATATACCTATTACACCTAAAGCCGCTTGAATTGTACTAAAATTGACATCATATTCGGTCTTGGTGTAATAATCTATGGTGCCTGTAATGGTTTGCTCTTTCATTCTCCCATCGGCCCACACTGAATTGGCCTGTCCGTCCTCTGCCCATACGATGTAATTCCCAGTGGCTCCAGTGGCATCGAAATGATAGACTTTACTCGTAACGGTGAGTAAGGCAGCCTTTAAATCAGCTAATATCATAAAAATCACCGAGCCTTTCCAAAGTCATATCCATAACTGGAGGCTCAATGTCTTCTGGATATTGAACCTGCTTAATTCGGTACTGATCGCCGTCTATCAAAATAGCTATATTGTTTGGCTTTATATCTCTTAGTTGCGGACAGCGAATTAAAAAATCAACTGTTACTTCATTTTGCAGTGCAACATAAAATCGATTAAAACCAACGGTTCGCTCTTTGTAGCGAAGTGTCTGCTTTAAAACTAATCCGTCAACCGGCATGTCTCCAGCCTGTGCGGTATTTGCTATCTCGTAAATTTTAACGATGCCGTCATCAAACGATGATTTGGCTTTCAACAAATGCCTTCACCTCCTCAGATATCTGAAGCGATAAAAGCTCATGCATATAATTATTCATAAATTCATCTAGGGCATTAGATCTAACATAACGGCAATAGTCAAAGAGTAACTCTCGCGGTTTCGATTCGATGACATAGTCCATTTCGGCACCGGCTATGCTGTCAATGTATTTCATTCCACGAGCAATGATGCCGGAGAGCTTTTCATCTCCGGCAACATCAATCCATGTAATATCAAGATAGTTTTTTATGGATTCTAATAATCCTTCTGGTAACATTCTATCACCTACTTTTTAGCAGTTTTTTTTACTGCCTTGATCTCCTCGATAAAAATACCAAGAGCGGTTGAGTTTATTTCCTCATACCGCTCATTAGTAATTTCTATTGTTTTGCCTTTTTCGTGAAGGAGATTTGTGGACTTATCTTTAAATGTTTTTAATACAATCACCTTCATATACTACCTCTTAAACTTTAGGAATAGTATAGACGGTTTGGATTGTCGGAACCAATGCGCTTATGTCACAGTATGTGAAGGCAGTGTTATCCAAAGGTAGACCGTAACCATAAAGTTTCACAAGGTAAACTCTTTCATCTTCTAAGAACTTGTATTCGTCAGAATATTCAAGTCTGCCTGATTTTGCTGTACCAATACCCATGAAATAACGTTTAGGTAATCCAAATACAGCCTTACCAGCAGGAACTTCTGCTGACTGAATAACGGTAGTCGGGAATGGGAATACATTATTTACATACGCACCATTAGCATCTTTGACAGTTGTTGCAGGAACTACCTTTGTCAAGTAATCGATTGGATTTACAATCATGATAACGCTAGTTACAACCCTTGCATTGCCTTTTGAGTCCACTGCCATACCGCCCAATAGAGTGCCATATGTAACAGGGTCTAACGTTATGACAGGTACGGTTGCTTTAAGAGGATATACTCCACCAGTGACAACAACGCCGTCCTGTACTTGTCGATTCATGCCGATTGGTTTACCATTACCATCACCGTTTATGATAGCTTCTTCAAGTCCAAAAGCCATTGCTTCTGCGAGTATTGTTCTAACATATGTGTCAACCCAAACAGGACCCAAGTCCAGCATAGATTTTGCAATAGGTAAAAATGCAGATAATTTCATCAGTGTCATGTTGATTTTTTTGAATCCGCTGGTAAGTTCTGTTACGATTGTAGCAGTTAAAGCACCCCATGTTGCGAGTTGTTTTGTATTTGTATTTACGATGTACTCAATCAATCCGCTCGTGTTCTGGAAATTGATATAGTTTAAAAGCGGATGATCAGCAACAAGTTCGTCAAACACTGCGTTGATTGTAGTAATTGGAAGTACCACTGTGAGGTCTGTAAGTGCCTGTTTAGGATTGCTAGACTTCATTGCGGTAATAACCGCTTGATAATACTTAGTTTCGTCAGAGGTCAACTGTCTAGCTCCACGAGAGGCTAAAACGGTTGCGTCTGCGGCTTGAATAGTCTGATTGTATTCTGCCATAACGGAATCCTGAATGTTCTGTGAAAAGTCGGTGAATGCTTGTGCAAAATCTTCCTCGTTGCCATCCTTGATAGCCTGGTTAAGTCTCTGTAAAATTACAGTTTTTTCTGCAAACAAAGTATCTTTGTTTTTCATTTTTGTTTCTCCTTCTTAGCGATTTAACGCTTGTATAAATTTTAATGTTTTGTTCTCTTTTGGTTCTTCTATCGGATCAGCCTTTTCGACTGGTTCAATTACTTTTGCTTTCTCAACTGGTTCTACAATTTCCCTTAGTTGAGCTGCTAAAGATTTGTTAAATTCGATATGCTGTGCGATTGACAAATTAGCTTTTTGTAGCATCTGCTTTGATGCGGTCAGGTCTGCTTCTTTTTCGGCATATTCATCTGCCAAGCCTAAAGCAATACACTGTTCCGCCGTGAGCCATGTTTCAGCATCAAGCATTTCAATCAGCTTGTCCTCTGCAAGTTTATCCCCTGCTTTTTGTAAATATGCTTGCCTGTTTCCTTCGGATATTACATCTAAATCATCAGCAGCCTTGCGGAGTTCCTTTGCGTTTCCCATCACGATATTCCACATATTGTGTATCATCATCATTGCATTTTTAGGCATTACGATTTTATCACCGGCCATAGCAATAACAGATGCAATACTACAAGCAAAACCGTCTATGTAAACGGTCTTTTGTGCTGGGTGACGTTTGAGTTGATTGTATATTGCTGTACCCTCAAATACTGAGCCGCCGTATGAGTTGATATAGATATTGATTTGCTTTACATCGGGGTTTTTACTTA